ACCATAGTCATAGACGCCGTAGGCGCGGCCCAGCGCCATATTAGTCGAGCGTTACAGTTAGCGCCGAGGTGTTAAACCGCAGAACGTCACCTGTGTCGACTGCCTTAGAAGTTGTTAGGTTAGCATATGCCAGTAAGTTGCCAGAGCTAGAAGCGTCAAAGATACCAGCAGCTACTACCGTCCCCCATGAGCCACCGGCTTCTGGGAACTCTACTGCTGAAGAGTTAGAAGCTGTCGCTGGAGATGTACCAGAAACCGAGAAAGTGACTGCTGTTCTGGCATAGTCTGTGCCGCTTACTTCTGTTCCACCACCAGTGTCAGTTGGTGCAACAGTATAAAGGGCAACATACCAGGCAGTCGGACGAGTAGCCGAGCCTGATGTCAGAAGCCAATCAAGAACAAGGTCTTCAGTATAATCTGTAAATCCAGCCATTAACGCCTCCTAATATGCCTGCCTGGTGCGAGTGATAAGTGGACCGCCACTGTGTGTAGCAACATCACTTTCGTTCTGCATTGCAACTACTCGCGTTCCATAGAATTGAGCAAATACTGGTATACGCTGGTCGTCCATCAGGAACGGAGCAGCATGGGTTAGAGCGCCGTACAAATACGCATCTGGGGCTCTTTCCAGTAACCAGTTAGTTGTAACACTGTCAGAGAGAGATGGGATCTTTTTGTAGTAGACCATCTCAATCTCTACATCATCGCCAGGTGCAGGAACCAGCTCGATGGCATCATCCATGATCGAGTAGTAAGTCACCTGGGTATAGAGTTGCTCTTTCTTAATCAGGTTAGCCTGATCGAGTGTAACGTAACGCAGTGGGCTGACACCGGAGACCATTTTTAGGCTGATAGCTTCAAGCCAATCGGAGGGAAGCTGCACAAATTCAGCAGAGCTTGTTGCCTCTGCTCGTACCACCTGATCACGCATCCGCAGTTGATTGTTTAGGTCAACCTCAACAAACTGAATAAACATAGGGATCTGAGAAGTCAGATCATCTCTGTTAAGATAGTCTGCAATCTGAGCCTTCAGAGATGCATAATCAGTGATGGTGGCCATCCTCTAGCCTTTCATCCAGTGAGTGCGAAACGGCAAAGCTTCATCAGAGGCTAACCACCGCTTCATTGCGTTCTTGTCACGAAGAATACCACGATTTGATAAATCTAGATAGACTGACATCGGAAGCCTTGCGACGCGCACCATATCGTTGTTTCGACCAGTACGAGAAACATCATTTCTGATCTGCTCGTTCTCTTTCGCAAGCTCGGTAATGTCGGTCTTTGTCTCTAATACAATTTTATTGTCAGTGGTTATGTGCATCCGCTGCAGCGTCTTGTCTGCTGCGTCATAGTCTAAGTTAAAAACACCTGGGGCATACTCTTCTGCCAATGTCTCTCTCCTAAAGTAGCGAGGGCGACCTAAGTCGCCCCCACCGTAACTTGACTTACGAAGTGGTCAAGTTGGCAATGACTGCGTGAGCCTTTTCAGTCTTCACTCGGAGGCCATATTCAACGACCAGCTCTTTCTTCGTGCTGTCGCCAGTTTTGCCAATGTCGAGCGTCTGGAATGGACGCAGGTAAGAGACAGAGGCGTACTCTGGATCAAGTACGAATGCGAAGTTCTCTGGCTGGAAACGGTTAGCAACGATAGCCACCTCACCGAAGTCGCTGAGATAAACGTCAGCAGCAGCGATGATTTTGAGAGGCTTCACCTGGTTGTAGGTGACGCGCTGCTCTGCGAGACCAGCGAAGCCCGAAGCCACTGTCTTGTTATGGGGTCCAACCATAAATACAGATACTTCTGAACCCTCTGACCAAGCTTCCTTGATCGCGGTCTTCAGCATGGTTTCTGTGAGATCCTGCGCAGCATTTGTTGGATCGAGATCGGTCCATGCAGCGTTAGGATAACCGTTTCCGCTAGAACCAGAAACTGTTGGTGCAGTTGCGCCGTTTGCTACAGCGTTGGTGCGGAGCCATGCAGGAAGACCTGCAGTGACGCGAGCCACAGAAGTAGAACCAGCATTCGCTGCTTGGTTAGCAGTGATTGTGGCTTCCATGTCGCGCTTTAGCTCTTTTGCCTTCTTTGCAGTTTCATAAGCAAGGAGCGAACGCATGCCTGCCATGTTTACTGCTTGCGAAGTACCAGAAACGCTGACGATCTTGTTAGAGATCTGAGCATAGTTTGCAGAGCGCACTGTTTCTACGAAATCAGCGTTGCCTGCATCAGCTCCTTCGACCACCGCATTCGATGAGGAAGCAGCCGCAAGAACGTCTGTCTGCCACTCGAAATAAGTGTTATCGGCAGTGTCACGCCCAATGTTTGACATAAGTGGCGTGGTTGTTGGGGAGATGTCGTAAATGATATTCGACAGATCCTCACGCATGCTGTTAGCAGCATCGTAAGTAGTAGCTTTAGTTACAGAGGCCATCTAGCCCTCCTATGTGTCTAATAGTCCAAAGAGACGGGCGGCGTCATCCACCGACCCAGTTTGTGAGAGACGCTGTTTCGCGCGTGTCACGTTAGTCTGCTGACGTGGTGAGCTTGACGAAGATCCTGACCGCAATGGTTTCGGTCCTTTAGCCCGTCTGGGCTTTGGCCGGTTCGCCATTAGCTCGTCGTACTTCCGAGCCTTGTCTAAGACAAGTATTGCTCGGGGATCATAGGCTTGTGAAAGCTCATCTGCGCTATAGCCAACTTTCTGGCCATACTCGACAAGCTTACCTCTAGCCTCTTGCCATGCTTTTGCGTCACGCCATTCAGGCACTTCTTTAGCCAGGTATTCACGACCTTGGTCAACGACCCTGGCCATGTTTTGCTGTTGCTCTTGTCGTTGCAATGCTGCAACACGTTCACGCTCTAGCTGCGTCGCCGCTAGACGTTCCTTGTGTTCCCTCCATTGCTTCTCGACAAGAGGAAAGTTAATCGGGTCTTCCTCATGCAGCTTTGCCCAATCAGGCTCTTGTGGAACCATCGACTGCAGTTGCTCCTGCAGTGCTTCAAGCAAAACGGCATACTGAGCCCGTTCCTGGCTTACTGAACCTTGCTCCTGCTCCAACGCAACGCGCTGGTCTCGAAGCTCGTTCATGTTGCGCGAATAATCCGATTGACGTTGGTAGCCTTGGATTGCTTCCTTCAACGGGATCTGCTCAGTCTTGCCGTTAATCTTAACGGTTACGAGCTGCTCCTCGTTTAATTCAGCTTCCTCTGCTTCGCCTTCATCATCGACCTCATACTCGACCTCTTCGTCGTTTTCGGCTGCTACCTCAAGGGCATCAGTGGCTTCCTCATCCGACTCAGTCTCATCGGTCTCGTATTCGGGTGCATCTGCCTCTTCGGCTTCAGCAACAGCTTCGGGTTGCTCCGTCTCTGGGTTAGCTTCCGCGTCCATTAACGCTGCAAAACGGTTAGCTGCTTCATCTACACCGATTTCGCCGCCCGGCGATTGCTCAGTGTCCATAGGATCTACTCCATAATTTAGGCGCGTAAACGCCGGTTAAAAGCTGCGATACTGGGCTCTGCTGCTAATGCAGACAGTTCGCCCCGCAGCTCAGAAATCGCACGCATCATACGATACGCATCTTCTCGCACGTCGGCTTGCTCCAAGCTCGACGTTTTCCATGCCTCTATATAGCGCTGCTCTAATCGACGTAAAACCTCATTTGAGGCATCGTCGTTCTGGAGCGCTTTAGCGGCACGGTATAGGTTCTCTTGTTCCCAAGTCGCCATTATAACTGACCTGGTATCGGTGGCATTGGTGCCATTGGATCTTGGCTGAAGTCAGGCTGCATGGGCTGCATCTGCGCCTGGAGCTGTGCTTGCATTTCTGCAGCCATACGCTCACGGTCAGCCTGCAACGTAAACATCTGCTGCATTTCTGCACGCTGCCTGTCTACCTCACCTTTGATCGCTGCCACGTCGACCTGCGCACCATAGCGTGCCTGGATCTCGGCAGAACGAAGCATAACATCAGCAAACAACTTATCGCGGTCATAGTCAGCATCAGCTTGTGCTTTGCGGGTTTCAAGCTCTTGCTTCTGCGATGCGATAAGGATGTCAGCTTTAATCTTTTCAGCTTCAACCTGTGCCAGCATCTCGGCTGGGTCAGGCTTACGGTTAGCTTGTTGCTGTTGCACAAATGCCTGCACACTTTCTGGCGTGACCTCTTGCACAAACTGCGAAGGATCAAGGAAGCCAGCAAGCTGGATAATCTGTGCCAATGTCGATCGATACTGCTCAACGCTCACCAACGGATTGTAGGCACCGTATTGGCTCAACAGTTGCTCTTGTTTCGCTGCAATCTGCTGCAAAAACGCCATACGCTGTTCATCAGATCCACGACCCAAGGCAATGTTTACCGTCATGTCCATGTTGGCATCCCAACCACGGGGATCAACAGGCACAAACTGATTACGCAGACGCATGATCATCGGCTTGTCCTGATGCTGGACTACCAGCTTCAGCAATCCTGAAAAGCAGCGCTTGATGCCGTCTGCAAACAATCGCGCGATCATCTCGACGCGCTCTTGAGAGGAGGAGAGTTGCGCCTGGACCGCAGCATTCGTTGTCGACTGCAGTACATCGGCATCAAGCCCCTGTGACGCCCTGGAGATACCTGTACGCTGCGTCTTGATCTCGTCCAGGTAGGCAAGAACCCCAAGAGCAGGTTGGCCTACAAACGGCGTCGAGAACGGCTGTACGGCACCAGGTTGGCGCATACGGATAACGGCACCTGTTTCGTTGTTCAGCACATCGTCCATGTTGACCTGGGTCTCAACCACCGCAGTGCGGGGATGGATGGACTGCGCCAAGCTATCGAGAGTATTCCGCACAATCTGCGACTTGATGAGCTGCAGATCCATCGTTTGATCAGCAATCGACTTACCGAAGACAGTGTGCGGCGTTGGATCGGGACACAGAACGGCGAACGGAATATCCTGCACGATTTCGTCGTGAAGGA